TTGATTTTATAGAGCCTGAGTATCCTAAGTCTGTACAAGATCAAATATTAATAGAGAATCATGCGCTACAAAACAATCTAGCAACGCAACCACAATTACTTCAGAAGTATAATAAGGATTTGACTATAGAGGAGGCAAGAGAAATTGTCAGAGCAAACAAACAAGAAAACGAGCAACAATCAATCTTTGAGAGAATCCGTCAGCAAAATCAAAGAACTTAATAAAATAGATATTGAAATTGACGGAGATATTAGCGAAATTATAGCAGACCCAAAAGCTTGGGGCGAAGCTATGGCTAACAAAATCCTGCTTCAAAATGTTAATAGAATTATGAAAGCACGCAAACTAGGAGAAGAGTTCGGTGAAAGTCTCAGTTAAATCTAATTTTAGCTTTGAAAAGCTTTCTACAAAAACTCAATTTAGAAAGAAAATATTTGAGGATTCCACTCTTGCAATATCAACTGCTATTGCTAAAAACTCAAAAAAAAATATCTTAGATGGGCTAAAGCCTGACTTGGAAGATTCAACTTTAATAAACAGGCAAGAAGGTCTTAGTTCTTTTAAAGGACATAACGAAACTGAAACGCCTAGTTTTAATTTGCAACCACTTTTTTATACAGGTAGACTTTTAAATTCAATTAAAGGCAATAAAAAAGGATTAGAAATGCTTAGTTACGGACTAGAACATCAAAATGGATTTGAAGGCACTCATGGCGATGTTCCTGCAAGACCTTTTATTGGCGAGCTAGAAGACAATAACGATACTCATATGAAAGTTCAAGACATTATAGTCAATAAAATAAATAAAGCTATAAAATAATGGCTGAACAATACGATAACCTAGAGGAGTTTTTAAATGCCGAAGAAATCGAAGAACAAGACGAACAAACCCTGCTGTGGGTTGCACTCGGACTCGCTTACGGAATTGATGTCCTTGCTACAAGAATTGAACGAGAGATTGCTGTTCTGCGAGGAAGTGGCATTGGAGATGCAGCAATTGTCCAAATCTTATCAGACGACTTACGAACCAACGGAAGAATCTTTGGAGAATTTCGCAATACCATTAAGCGAGGAATTGTGGGAGGAGTTATGCAAGGCTTTAGGATCGGACAAGATAATATTTATGGCGATAGCGTAATGATGCGCTGGGTTTCTGTTGGAAGCCCTAGAATATGTCCTGATTGCCAAAGCCGAGTCGGTCAAATCGATACCTGGCAAAACTGGGAAGCTGCTGGATTACCTGCGAGTGGTTTCTCGGTCTGTAAAGAAAACTGCTACTGCCAACTTATACCAGAAGATATAGAAATTGACGATAAAGTTATTGTTCAAGGTGTGGGTGGCGTAGAATCAACAAGATAACTACGGTCTCCACTTAATAGCATCCTTTTCTAGCTTTTTTAGCCTCTTTTCAAGTTTTTTAATCTTTTTATCTGCATCATTAGGCTTTTCAACATACTCTAAAACTTTATCTAACTTGAATTGTTTAGCTAAAACCTTAATTACAGCGTTAATTATTAGTTTTTGTACCATTCTCACCTTCTTTTTTAATTTTTTCGTTTAAATCAATTAAATGTTTCTGGAAATCAGCACTATTACCTTCAAAGTCAACATAAGCGCCTAGAAGACGATTAAGATTGGCTACTTGAGCTGTTAAGAACTGTAATTGCTGATCTCTTTCTTTATTTGTTAGTTTTTTCACGATAACTCCTTACCATAATGGTTGTTTTTGCTTTTCCCACCGTTTTCTGTTCTTTTCATTCATACAAATCTTGCAAGTAGATTGTAATCCACCTTGTCTTTTATTATACAAATCAAGTGGCTGCACTTTATCGCATTTACTGCATATCTTACCACCGTCTACAAACTTTTGCCTGTATTTATGCTGTTGAGCTACGTTTCTTCCACCTTTCATAGGGTCTAATTTACTCATTTTATTTTACCATATACCTTTTCAATGTATTTCCTAAGCTTTGCTTCGATTTTTTTTAGCTTTCCAGTATTTACGCCTATAGTACGCTTTAACAAAGTTATCTTTCTTCCTTTTCGGTCTTAATACTCTAGTCCCGTCTTCATACTCTATAAAATCTGCATCTGTCCAGTTACAAAGCAGTTGCTGGTTATTGTCTATCGTATTAGGGTGATTACAAGTGTATATTTCCTCGATAGGTTGAAATAAAAGCAAGCCTATAAAGTAATATTTCACTTCTGTTCTCGTTCTTTAGCTCTAACAAGCTCTATCCATTCCTTTTTTTGTGCTTTGGTGGGTCTGCCAGCAGGTAATGGCTCTATACCTACAGACTTAGCCCTTTGCTTCCACCTGTGCATCTTATTTCTATTCATTCTACGCTTAGAATTCTGCGCTGCTTGCTTAATAGTCTTAAACTCTGACTGTGTGCGCTTCTTTTGATCCTCAACCTTACGCTCTGGCAACGCTATATCTTGTATCTCTTCAATATCCTCTACTATATCTTGTACTTCTGCATCCATATACTCTACTTCTGCCTGCTCAGCCTTTAAGAACTTCTCAAAAGGACTGTCTATCGTAACATTTATATTCTTAACAAGCTTTCCACTATGCTCCAATACTAATCTTCCAGCCTGGACATTCCCAGCCTTTGCTTCCCTAATCATAGAGCTTAATACAGCAGGTATTTCAGCGCCAAATTCAACCATATAAGTCTGATATACCATATCTACGAAGTTAGGATCTTTGCGCCAATTAAGCACCGTATTCTCATGTACTTTAAGCTTTGCAGCTATTTGTTTACAGCTCATATCAGGATTAGTTGCCATAATTTCTGCTGCTTTTTTTCTTTCGTTAAGTTTAGGTAAGTTACTCATGGCTATTAATATACAAGCGTTGACATTATTTTCAAATATTTTTTTGTAGGGGAGATATTGACATTAATATCTCTAATTTTTGTGGGATGGTGGCTGTTAAGGGAGCTTTGTTTGTGTACGTCTAAGGGGGGTCAAATAACTTCTGATAATCTTTATTATGTAAAGTCTTTGATCGGTGGGTTCTCGTCGACAAATAACAAAAACAGCCTAGAAAATAAGCAAAATAAGGGCTAGAATTTACTTTAAGTGACAAGCTGACAGAATTTTTAAAGGCTTTGACCTTGTTATCAATTAAGAGTGTGCAAGCTGCGCCCACAATCCCAACATATAGACCCTCAAAACACTTCCAACAATTACAAACTTTATTAAATAAATATTAAATAGTTCTTGCATAGTTCTTTTATTGTGTTTACATTTAACTAAACAATAAAGGAATTAACAAGATGTTTAAAAAACTATTAGAACAAAATAAAACAATACAATTAATTACAGCTTTGATTCTTTCAATTATTGCAATGGGTTTTGGATTGCTTGTAATAGTTGTATTCAATTTATGTTTTGGAATCTAAATAAATAAAAGTAAAGGAATTAAATAAAATGTTAAATCAAATAATGAAAGACCAACAAAGAAAAGAAAGCACAATTCAAATATTCAATGATGATTTCAAATACATTGAAGATGTAAAGAAGATATGTTTTGAATCAGATATGGAGATAATTAATAGTGATTATAGAATACTTTCAGAGGCTTTAGAGTACATAGAAACTCAATTAGATTGTTATGATTTGGATGAGATTGAGGTTTCTGAGTTTATGCAAATGCATGACTTAATTTATACATCTGATTTTTTGGATTGGTTCAAAGAAGTCGGCACACAATACACTGACCAAGCCTTGGAAGAGTATGGAGACACAGAGATACAAAGTACAATACATTTGTTACAGATGGGATATTCTATACATATGGAGAAAATGTTTTTTATTGCTCTAGATATTGCTACACATCTACAAAACAAAGAAAGTGAGGTCAAATAATGAAATCTATATTTGATTATCAATATAGCGAAAAGCTTTATAAAATAGGCAATAAAACAAAGACATTTAAGTCTTGGAGTTATCAAAACCACGCACACAATCAAAGATCCATAAAAGCAAGGAAAGAGGGCGTTTAAGAGTCTAGCTGATGACGGTTAAATACTAGAAACTAGCTCTATAAATTGGGGCTAGTCTTAGACAAAATAAAAAGGGGTTAAAATGATTAATAATAAATTTAATGAAGAAGACAAAACAAATGATTTTAAAAGATCATATTTAATTAATAATGAAAAAGACAATGAACACTATATAAAAGAATTTGAAAATTCAACAGAGGCTAGACATTGGATTATAAATTTTTTAGACTTATCCAAGGGTTGGACAATTATTTAGGGGGCTTTTATGATTGAATCAATTATTTTAATTATTACTAGCTTGTTATTTATTTACAAGCTTTCCACAGATAGAAACGATTTATTATAAATAAGGACTATATTTTAATGGATAATTTCAAAGACTACGCCACGATTATATTATGTTATACAATTTTGATTATATCATGCACGATTATATTTATAACTTGCATTTATATATTAAGTAAGGGGGTTTAAATGACTTGTATCGATTGTGACTCAGAAGATATTTATAAATGCGAGGATGGTATTCCTATCTGTAGGGCTTGCCTAATTGATCATTATAATTTAAAAATTGATTTAGAAATAGAAGATTTATTATAAATAGCAGTTTAATTTAAAAGTAAAGGAGAATAAATAATGAAAAAAGTATGGTGTGGACATATGCCAGGAATTTGTGGGTATGGTATAAGAGTTTATGCAAAAAACAAAGAAGAGGCTTTAAAGTTTTTAAAAAGTGAATTTTATGGATTTAGAAAAGCTTATGATTGGAAAAATTCATTTGAATGTCAAAGCTTTTATACTTTTGATAAAGCGATGGAATATTTTAGTGGAAGCGTATTTGAAATAAAATTTGGTGAAAATTATTTTGATTAATAAAAAAAGTAAAGGAAGATTATAAATGACTGAATACCAATACGATCTATTATATTTTTGCTCTGAGTTTGTGAGCATTATATTTCAAGTGATATTATTATATATATTAATAGAGTTTTTGAGAATAAAAAAAGAAGAAATAAAATAACTAAGATATACTATAAAGAATGCTCTATAACATCCTTTTATATTATCCCCTTAGATTTAAGCTAAGAGTTTTGCCTAGAGGAATCCTATCCCCATGATTATAAATCAGAGGTGGATTCTAGGCTTATATTATCCCCTTGAGTTCTCGCTAGTCGGATATGCCTAAGAATTATAAATCCTACTATAATTCTCGCTTGGATTCCATTTTCGGTAGTAAGTTACCTATCAGATCAAGTTCCAAGTTCGTCTTTGATTGTGGCTATACTGAAAACCCTTTTTGTAACCACTATGTACTGCTAATCCCTATGCAAAAAGTAAATAGTTCCCAAACCATAGGGGATTATATTATAAACAATATCATTATATTTTGCAAGTGCATTCCTGGATTATATTATATTTCTCGTCTTAATTCCTACATTAGTTTATTTTTTTGTTGCAAGGAAGTTTATAACTTACTAAATTGTCGCTATGATATACTTTAATAGAAACAAACTCAAACAAGCAATAAAGCAATCTGGAATGAAGGCTTCGTTTATCGCTGATAAGCTAAATCTTCACAGGGTAACACTATATTATTACTGCTCTGGTGACAGAAAACCTAAAAAAGAAACCTTAAAAGAAATAGCTAAACTATGTAGATGTAAACTAGGAGATTTTTATGACTCAAAAGAAGAAGCCGAAAAAAGAGAACATTAAGAACATAGTAAAAAACTACATTGATAATAATCCGTTGAAAAGGCACGATTTATCAAATGGTAGGTGGTATGAAGACTCAAAAGGCAAGTATTATATTTCAGTCACTAGTTTTGATATCATAGATAAAGGTGCTAGTTTTCATAACTGGTTAATGACACATGGACACGATGCAATTAGAATAAGAGATGAGAAAGCCACTATGGGTACGATTGTACAC